TTATTCCTGTAAAAAAGCCGAAACCAAAACGTATAAGGTCTTTAAAGACCTTATACGTTTATTTATATCCATTCTAAATTACACTTTTTTACAAAATATTTTGCCGTTTGTTTGGAAGTTAATTTAGTAGTTACTAAGTTTGCACATCAAATTTTAGTTATGACTGGTAAAGAGTTAAAAGAATTACGCATTAAAGCAGGTTTAACACAACTTGAATTAGCTATCAAGTTGGGTACGTATCATACTATTGTGTCAGACTGGGAGAATGAAAAACATAAGATTTCCCGTCTTTACGAAAAATTGATAACAGAGGTTTTGTCTGGAAATATTGAATAATTTTTTTGCCTTACAACTTAGTAACTACTAAGTTTTGATAAAAATAAAAGCCCTGCTGATGTCTGGAAAACTACACAGGGCTATTGTAAAACCTTTTAAAGCATTACGAAATGCAAAGTAACGAAAAAAATCCCGAAAGGCAAAATCTTTTGCCTATTATCTCCCTGAATGGTGTTCAGGTTGCAGATAGCCGACTTATTGCTGAAGGTTTGTGTGTAAAACATAAAAACCTTTTGGAAACACTAAAAACACATCAAGAAACGCTTGTGCGTGAATTTGGACAGGTTGCGTTTGAAACGGAGGCTGTCAAAAACAGTGTTGGAGCGATAAATGATGTAAGGTTTGCTTACCTCACAGAAGACCAGTTTATGTTTTTAGGCTCTCTTTCAAGGAATACGCCTGAAGTTGTTGCTTTTAAGGCAAAACTTGTGAAGTCTTTTGCGGAAGCTCGTAAGACGATTGAAGAAGTCCGCGAACTTGCTACTTCTCTACCTCGCCATCTCACTACCCGCGTCCAGCAGGCTATGGAAGCGGACAGGCAGGAAGGCGAGCTACGCGAAGAAGTGCAGGCGTTGCTGGAGAAGCAGGAGTTTCTTGAGGATAGGCTGTTTTCTTTGGAGCTATCAGTACAAGAAGACCAGTACACGACTTTGAAAGGGTACTATAAGGCGCAGAAGCGCGATTTTGTGCTTACTTCTTCTGAGGTTCAAAAGTTGCATTTTCAGTTGAAAAAGCAAAGCAAATCACTTGGGCTTGCGTTTTTCTTTGTGAAAGATGCGGATTATCAAATAGCTTATGCGTATCACGTTTCTATCCTTAAAACCGTCCTAAACTTCTAACTGCTATGAGAAAACGTAAAATAGCCACAGTAGTCTATATCGCACTACTTCGCAAATTGGGCAAAGACTTGCCTACCTTGCCTACCCCACCCGTCAATAAATCCAGTGTAGGTTTTACACGAGATTATATAGACGAGGTTACGAATTTGATGCTCTCGTTTATGTTTGTAAAACGGTTGGCGGATTTGATAATGGAGATATTGACTTCGCGCCCTGAGCTGTATGAAGCCTATAAAGATGTCATCATACGCCTTGCCTCTATAGTAGATTCCGCCAAAAATATACACGAAAAACTAAGAGGTATCTAACAAGTAAACCTATAACGTCTTAAAGACGTTATAGGTTTTTTTACCTCAATACGCCATGTTATTTTCATCTTTTCCTATCCTTACCTTGCCTGCGGAGTGGTTTGTGCGCCCACGCTTCTCAAGTAGGAATATAGCACCCTCCAGTGCATCAGGAAAGTCATCAGGCGTGCGCGTGCCTTTTTCAAATGCCAAAAGGTGTTCAATGGCAAGTTCTGCATCAGTTTCATTTTTGATGCTTTCATCAAAACAGATAAGACCGCGCTCAAAAAGTGGGCTGATGCTCTCAATGCGCGTGAATTTATCGGGCTTGGCGCGTTTATCGGCTATCATAGGTAGCTGATAGCCTCGCAGTAGTCCTTCTTCAAAAAGCGCGTCCATGATTAAATCGCCCTGTATAAAATTTGCCTCCGAATACCAGTTGGAGAGTGTCCGTTCTCTTTCAGGGAGGCGTGTGTATTCATCATAGAGCCATTTTATCAGCACCAAGATACTTGTTTGGCGGTTGAATACTCGCATGACATAGAGCTTGCCTGCCTGCTTGCCTACCATTACTATAGCTTTAAAATCGCTTGTAACGGTATTTTTATAGCTTGGGTCGCAATAAATCACTATATCCTCCATACTGGAGGGTTTGGGCGCATTAACCCAGATGATGTCTTTTTCTTTGAAAACTGTACCCTCCACGATAGGATTGTTCATGTATTCCTTTTCAAAACGCCTAAAGCCCTGCATAGTACGCACACGTGCTATTTCTTCAAGCGAATATTTTGCTTCCCACGCAGGCAAGCCTTTTTTGGTCAAGGCGTTTACGATGCTGTGGTGTACGCCTTCTGCCTTGGCGATATTGGCAAGTACGCTATTTTTGTGAATCCTGTTGCCTACCATGATGAATCTACCGCGCCCCATATCCATCGCGCCAAGTAGGGCGGTAAGTACCCAATCCACGAGTTTGCGCACTCGTTTAGGGTTTTCTACAAGCTCGTCATCATCTATATCATCTACTATGATATAGTCGGGGCGGTAGCTGTCATCAGAGCTTGCGCCTCGTGGGGATTGCCCCGCGCCCCTGCAACTGAAATTCACGCCCTCGCGGGTAGTGAACTCGCCTGCTGTCCAGCTACCAAGTTTTACTTGTTCTCCAAAGTCTGCTATCCATCTTGGGTTAGATTCAAGGTGTGCTTGTATCTTAGAGAGGAGTTTGCAAGCCATATCGTAGCTGTAGGAGATGAGCATGAGATTTTTTACTTCGCCCTGTGCCATTAGCCAAAGCGGAATAAAAAGACTGATATGCGTGCTTTTGGCGTGTCCACGCGCCCATTCAAAGACTGCAAAGAAGTTTTTGTTTTGCTTTATCTTTTTGGCGGCTTGTAGGTGGAAAGGCGCGGAGGGTGTACCTCGTGTAACAGCATAGAAATAGTATGCCACAAAAGCATTGTAATCACTCAGCAAGTTTGCTATGCGGGCTTCTTTCTCTTTGCTGGTTTCGGTAAGCTGATGCGCAGGCGTGAGATTTTGCAAGTGTTTGCAATACGCTTCCCATTCTTCTATAGCTTTTTTGTTTTCTTGCTTCATGTTGTTTTTGGTTATTAAGAAATTTTATTTTGAATAAAGCTATTTTGAAAAGTGTTAAATTGTTTGGCTAAAGATAATTCGCCTATATTTTTTAGGTATTCATTGAAGTCTTTGAATACCGCAAAATAAATAGCGAGTGGTAATTTGCTTGAGTGTTTTTCTTTGATGACAGTGAGGCGCGATATTTCTTTGATATTGGTGATGGTTCCCTTGCCTTCATTTTCTTGCATCAATTCAAGCATAGCTTTATTCAAATAATTTACGATTAAATCTTGTGTGCTATTTTCCGCTACTTTGAGGTCGTCCCATTTGTATTTCTCTTTCCAGTTGCGAATAGTTTTTTCGCTTACGCCTGTTATCTCGGCTATTTCTATGAGTGTTTTTGAGCCTTGTAAAAAAAGTGTATAAGCTACTTGTTTGAGGTCAGCGTTGCGAGTCTTGCGGGAGTCTGTTTTAGGAGCAACTTCAGGGGTGTTTTCCATAATTTTTGTTTTTTGATTTAGAGCCTCAAATTTGAGCGATTTTTTTAGAGCGGTATGTTTGTATGATTTTATGGTTATCGTTTAACCTTGCGAAAGTCGGAGGGTATTCGGACAACTTTTTTAGCAAGAGTTAAGCTATGGCAGGATAAGTTTTTAATAATTTAGCTAAAAGAGTGTTTTTTGCTCATGTGCAAGGTGCTGAGTGGGGTGGAAGTTAAAGCCGTTGATGATGTTGCGAAGTGTGCCTATATCAAGCCAAAACTCTCTTACCATCTTTTCAAGTATCCAGTCGCGTCTGTGTTTTTTGTATAATTCACGAAGTTCATCAAAGCGCGCTCTGATAACTTCGTTTCTCTCAGTTATCAAATCGCGTTTTTTTTGAAATCTCTGTAGGCTGTGTGGATTTTTGCGCATAGTGGTGCAAAATTAAATACAATATTTTGTTTAGAAATTAAACGAAGTGTTTGCTAAAATATGCTATTTTGAATGTATTAAAAATTAGTATTTGTTAAAAATATGTGTATTATCTTTGCATTGTAAATAAGTGAGGCGGTGAAATAGTGAAAATAGTAAAAAACCACCTCTCCACCTCTTCACCTCTCCACCTATGTTTCAACTCATCGCCAAATCCAAAACTGAAGTAGATATACAGCTCTACGGTGGAATTTCCACTTGGGACGGAGTGCGTGCCAAAGACGTTACGAATCTGCTAACCAAAGCAAAGAATGATGGATATAGCAAAATAAATTTGCGCATCCACTCACCTGGCGGAAGCGTGTCGGAGGGTTTGGCGATTTACAACGTTATTCAAAATTTGGGTCTGCAAGTTGTGGCATACATAGATGGTATCGCGGCAAGTATGGCATCTGTCATGATGCTTGCCTGTGATGAGGTGTATGCCTCTAAATTGGCGCGTGTCATGACGCATCAAGCGCGTGCAGGCGTACAGGGCACGGCTTCACAGCTCCGCGAGGTGGCTACTCAGCTTGAATCTACCAATGAGCAGTTTGCGGAAATCTATGCTACCAAAGCGAAAAAAGACAAAAAATGGGTAATGGAAAATTGGTTGCCTGATGGAAAAGATGTATGGTTCACAGCCAAACAAGCACTTGAAGCAGGCTTGGTAGATAAGATAGTTGAGCCACCTGTAAAAATAGATACAAGCAAAAAAGCAGAAAGTGATGTGGAGATTTTTGCTATGTATGACGAGGCTTTTGAGAGCTTTGGGCAGGCAAGTCAAGAAAGCAATGATTCAAATTCAAATTCAAATCCTACTACAATGGAAATTAAACTATCGCGCCAGCAGGCGCTATTGCTTTTGACTGCACTGGGTGTAAGTATGCAGGCGCAAGCAAGTCTGAAAGATGAGGCTATTCCTGAGATGCTTTTGGAAAAAGCAGAAGCTGTCAAGGCAAAATTAGCAGAGTACGACACGCTCAAAGCGCAACTTCAAGCGACTGAAAAAACAAAAGTGCTGGAGGCTATCAAAGCTCGCGGAGGTACTCAGGAGCAACAAAACAAGTATGTGGCTTTGATTGACAAAATCGGCACAGAAGCAACACTTGAGCTTGTGAATGACTTGCCTACGCCTCAAGACTTGACTGCTGTAGCTTCTCGTAATACAGGTGGCGCGATAGCGCATAACCCCAACGGGCGTACTTATGAGCAATGGGCAAAAGAAAGTCCTACGGAATTGCTTAAAATGTCGCAAACACAACCTGAACGCTATGCGTTTTTAGCCAGCGACTTAAACGCTAAATTATAACATGACTGCAGAACAAATAGAAGTTATCAAAACAGCGTTGGCAGGCAAGAAAATACTTGTTATCATAGACGCAGGACATGGAGGTAATCACCCAGAAACAGGTGCGTACATGACTTTTCCTTGGGACGGTAAAAAATACGCTTTTACTAAGCCTGATGGAAGTATAGATTTTGAGATACGCGAAGGTGTGGTCAATCGTGCTATTGCAGATGTTTTTGAGGAGCTTTGTAAGCAAATAGGCTTGCCTACTTTCAAGGTTTATCATGAGTATTTAGATAGAACGAACTCGGTCAGGGCGCAACTCGCTAATAGAATGGCGGCGCAAATGCGTGCAAAAGGTGTGCAGGATAGTATTTTGCTATCTTTTCATTCAAATGCTTTTGGCATGCAACCTAAAGGAGCTGGAGAAGCTCCACAAGGTTGGTCTGTTTGGACAACACGCGGAAGCACAAAATCAGACGCTTTTGCAACTGTATGGCTTGATGAGGTAAAAAAAGAGTTTGACAAAGAAATTACGTACAGGCAGGATTTGTCTGATGGTGATGTGGATTGGGAGGCTAATTTTGAAATCCTTTGGAGTACAGAAATGCCTGCAGTCTTGGTTGAGCAACTTTTCTTCACGAATAAAGAGGATGCAAAAAAACTGCTTGACTACAAAACTCAAAGGCGGTTTGCTTTGTGTGCCTTACGTGCTTTGGTGGCTTACTTAGGTGTCAAGGTATAAAATGGAAGATTTTTGGGAGGAGTATGGGCAGGTTTTGACTAATGGCTTTTTAATCCTGCTCATACTAACTGTATTGTCCTTAGCTACTTGGAAATTCTTAGAGCTTATTCAAATTTTGTAATATGGAGGAATCGCTTGTTTTGGGAGTTTTGAAAAACTCTGGTATTGTAGGTTTGGTAGTGGTATTTTTGTGTTTTATTGTTTGGCAATTCTTTAGGTTTGCTATGAATTATATTCAGGCAAGTGTGGAAAATAACAAACAGGTATTGGAGGCAAAGACAGCGAATAACAATAGCCTTACAATGCTTAATAATAGTCTTGCCACCCTCAATGAAGGGTTGATTAGACAATCGGAGAGTGTTATAAAATTGAATGAAAGCGTAGTAAATAGCGGACAGTTGATAATGTCCAAACTTGAACGCATCAATCAAGAGATGGAAGACTTGATAGGCAAGAATCATAATGAAGTAATGCTTCAGCTTCGCCACATTCAAGCGGAAATCAAAGAAATCTTAAACCTTAAAAACCAATTATAACTTTATGAAAAACTTTGTTTTATTGCTTTGTTTCTGTTTTTCCCTCTTGTTTGTTGCTTGTTCTCCTGAAGTGCAGAAGGCAACACAAAAGGTGGTGTTCGCTAATGTCGTGCAATCAGGCGTGGTGCTTGTGAAAGATAAATTTCCAGACTCAGAGCTTGTTTTGGTTTATGATAGCTTGACGCGCTCGTACAAGGGCGCAGGTAAGCTGTCGAATCTTACAGCCTATATTTCGCCTCAAGGCACGATTATTCTAAAGCGCGAAATGGATTGGCTTAAGGTTACGGAAGTTATTACAACCAAAGGTTTTCTTGAGATAGAAAAAGGTTATTTAACAATTAACTTCAAGAAAAACAGAAACCCAAGGGATAGTTTGTAGCTTGAGTGTTGAAAGATGAAAGATGATTGTTGAAAGATGAAAAATGAGTGTTCAATCCTTAACCTTTAGCCCTCAACTTTCAACAATCAACAATCAACTTTCAACAATCAACTTTCAACAATCAACTTTCAACAATCAACTTTCAACAATCAACTTTCATCTTTTCATTCTAAAACATGAATCCAACTTCTTATGCTACCGCTCAGCAGCTTTTTTTAGCTGAATTGGTGCGCAATCTTTTTTCAGACAACCGTTTTTTGCTTCAATCACGTGATTGGAGTACGTACACGAACGGCAAAACAGTGAACTTCCCTCAAGCGGGTGCGCTCCCTGGCGTGGTTATCAACAATGATGGTACAGTGGCTCTTACGCCTGCAGGTCGTGCAGATATAAATAGGACGTACAACATTGAAGAGTATCAGTCTATTCCTACTTTGGTGGATTGGACTGAGGAAATGGTTATCAATTACGCCAAACGACAAGATGTAATTGAAGCACACAAAGGGCAAATCTCAGACGACATGGCAACTCGTATTCTTTTTAAATGGATTAGTGGTGTACCTGCAGCAAATATTGTACGCACTTCAGGCGCGGATAAAGCGGCGGTTAGTCCTTCTGCGACAGGTACACGTAAAAAAGCTACTTTAGCAGATTTTGCTAAATTACACACGGTGCTTACGAATGCTAAGGTGCCCAATGACCAGCGTCGATGTGTCGTAGTGCCTGCGTATATGTATGAAGATTTGCTATCTATTACGGAATTTTTACGCGCAGAGAATAACCCTTCAGATATGACACTCAATACAGGTGCTATTAGTAAAGCACTTGGTTTCAATGTCTTTGTGCGTGATACAACTACTATTTTCAATAACGCTTCTACGCCTGTGGCGCAAAGTCCTAAGGTAGATGCTACGTTGAGTTACCGCACTGCGGCTGCTGCGGATAATCAGGCTATCATAGCTTGGCACCCTGCTTTTGTTACGCGCGCTATTTCGCCTCAAAGCAAAGTATCTATCATAGATGCACATGGAGGTACAGAGGTTTCCGCTACTATGTTAGCGGGCGGTCATCACTTGTATAGCACTATGGCGGGCGTTGCTGCGCTTGTAGAAGCAGTAGGTGCGTAAAATAGTGAAACGGTGAAATAGTGAGGTGGTAAAATGAGGCACTTTACTAACTCGCCTCACTAACTCATTAATCTGGTAATTCAACTTTCAACTTTTAATAATTTAACTTTCAATTATGTACGCTATTGGAAATTATATACCCATTGACTGTGCTACGGATACTCCGAAGTATAACCGCATCACGGCGGCGGGCTTTATTGTGAATGACGTAAAAGACTACACAAGTGAATTGGCTTGGCTTGATTTTATAGATACGCCTACGCCTGCTGCTGTTTTTGTTGATGAAATCAAAGCTATCAAAGGGGTGCGCGGTGCGAAAGAAGCAGAAGCGTGGGAAAAAGGCGCGGGTTTTGGTACGCAAAACGAGCGCATCATAGGCGGCGACCATAAATATATGCTCACGCTTGAGTATAACCCTAAGAATGAAGCGTTTTTGCGCTCTCTTTTGGTAAGTTGTACGTTTAATGCGGGATTTGCCTACGTAGTAGGCGATAAAGAGGATTTGGTGGTGATGCCTTACGTCTGTACGGTTTCTCCGCAAACACCTATCACAGAGGTTATCAAAAACAAACGTGATACTATGTTAGAAATAACGTGTACAGCGATTGATATTGACTACACGATTGATTTCGCAAGTCCTACTGAAAAAGCACAGGTTATCGCGCTTTTTTTTTAACTGAGTCTGCTAACGCTTTATACGGCGATTCAGGGGATTTGCTGATAAGCGATGCAGGCGAGGAGATTTTATTTGATTAGGTTGAAGGTTGAGGGGTAAGTGTTGAGTGATAAACTTTCAACCTTCAATAATTCAACTTTCAACTTTCAATTTTATGACAAAGAAATTTATTGAATTTACTGAAAAAACAACTGTAGGTGATGCGGATTTGTTTATAGTTTCCGAAAACGGAGCAGGTACAAAGGTTATCACAGGCGAGAATCTTAGAAAAAGCCTTGCCGATCCAAATGATTTAGGTTTACTGAAAGCTGAGCTTGGTTTTGAGATGTTGGCAGACAGGGCAGGTAGGAGATTTTATAAGAGCGCGTTTGGAAGTGGTGTATATGGTAGTGGTTTTGATGTTCAACAGCAGCAATCTGATTTCTATCATGGGGTTATTGATGGCGTTAAGAGTAAGTCGACTGCGGTAGGTTTTAGCACAGGGCTTCTTGCCTCTTTTTTGAATAACTATCTAAGGGTTCGCGCTGTCAGTCTTGATGAGCTTGATACTTTGTATCCCAATGAAACACCTTGTTTCTTGCCTGTAGTAGAGTTTTTGCAATCTACTATCATGCATTTAGATAGTACGATTTTGACTAATGACACTACTCCGTTTGATTACGCGACTTACAATGGTGCTTGGGAAAGTTTTGTGCTTGATAACGTTTCTGAGGCAGGACTCGAGCAGGAGTATGCTACTTGCTTGGCTTTGATACTTATAGCATATCAGAGGCGTATAACAGGTTCGGATTATGTAAATGCTAATGAGGTTTTACCTGCCTTGCCTGTGGATAGGACTGCGGGTCAAGCGGTAATTGCAAGTGATTTTGATAATTTCGCGGCACTTCTTGTGTAACCTAAATCTATTTTTTCAGTTGTCAATCGCAAGTGGGTTAATAACTGAAAAACCAATTAAACACCCCTTAGATATGAAAGTAAAATCCCTCCCTTGGTATGCGACCAAAAAAAGCATAAAAAAATTGCCTGTCTTGCCTCCTAACACTGAGGTAGTCTTTGAAGTGGAGGGCAAGCGATTTTATCGCTACATCAATGAGCTTGAAATGCCTGCTCAACGTGCCTTGTCTGCTTCCGACTTCTACACGGAGCTTGAGCAAAAGATAGAAAAAGAATATCTATCTGTTTTGTTTGATACCATTAATGATTGTGTGAATGCAGGCAAGGTGAGTGAAATAGCGGTATTGACAAGGTATGCACAGGAAAGGCTCAATCACATTACCCACCTTGGATTGATGTATAAACTTGCCTCTGTGATGTATATAGGTGAAGATGAAAATCCTGAAGTGTTTGATATGATAGTTGCACAAAAGAAGATTGCTTTTTGGCAGGCGCATACGAAAGACCTTGATGCTTTTTTTTTGCAAATGCCTATAGGAGCGTACATACCCTTTTTACGCGCTTACGAGCAGAATTTGGCGACTTATTCGCAAATGCAAGCGAGCGAAATAGCTCAAATGTACGCCTACCATTCGCAAGCTTTGTCTGGGCTAAAATCAGAGAGCGCGCTCAGGGAGAAATTACAGAAGCTCATCTTAGAAAACGAACAGTTGGCGAGCTTCGTGGACGCACTGTCTATCAATACTTTATAGAAAGGGAGTTGATAGAAAACAAGCAAATAAATCCTTACTTGTAAATACTAAACTTATAAGGTCTTAAAGACCCTATAAGTTTTATAAAAAATGTAAAATATGGCTACAGAAGTAAGAGTAGAAATAAACGGAAGTGAAAAAGCACAAAACGCCTTTCAAAAAATCGCTGATGCGGAAAAACAACGCAATGCGATTTTTAAAGATATGAATGCTTCATATCAAAAACTTTCTACAAATGTAAATGGATTGAATGGACAGCTACGCGCTCTGACTGAAGCGAGGGATAGGTCATTTAATCCTGTAGCTATTGAGCGTTTTAATGCGAAAATTGCAGAAACACAAAAAAAACTCGCTGAGTTGAAAAGCAAAGGCACGGGTAATACGCCCAGCTTGCCTGCCCTCTCGCCTGCCAAAGCACAAGTAGGCGAGCTTGCCTCCCTGACAAGTGGACTTGGTAGGGCGGTACTTGCTGCGTTTGCTGTATCAAAAGTGCTTGAGTTTGGCTCGGCAGTGTTTGATACTACACGCCGTATGCAAAGTTTAGAAACTTCTATCAAGTTTGTCAGTAAAACAGAGGTAGAATTTCAAAAAAATATGTCTTTCCTGCGTGAAACGGCTAATAAGCTTGGCTTGGATTTGGAGAGTGCGGCGCGTGGTTTTAAGACTATAGCAGGCGCGGCATTGCCTGCG